AGAACTACCATTAAAGGAATCAGCAAACTTAATTGCACCTAAAGATGAGTATTGACTACCAGTAAAAACTGTATTTTTAGATGAATATGTAGAAGGATTCTTTATAATTCCTACTTGAGAGAATGTTGTATCTGTTGGAAAATCTCTTGTAGAATCATCAAATCTTGCATAAATTAGTACTCTATCTGCACCTAATTCTTTGTAAACATCATATCCATGTCCTCTGGAAGGAGGTATAACTGGTATTAACTTAGCAAGAGTACTTGGAGAAGTACCAGTTGGTTGAAGTAACCCTAAATCAACAATACCATAAGTGTACCCACTTCCACCTGCAGTTACAGTTACTGATTGAATAATACCACCAACAGTTTGTACAGATGCTTTTGCACCAGTACCATCACCAAGAATATCTACTGAAAATGTACCATTATTATATCCAGAACCTGGATTTTCAATGTATACTTGTTTAATCTGGTTAAAATTAATATCAGAATCAGCCGCTTCTCTAACATTCTGAATCTGAGAGTTAGATGAAGTAGACCAATCGTTAGGAACTACAATATACTCTGTAGAATCAAATTTTATAATATCACTAGGTGATATTGAGAATAAGAATTTCCAAACATATCCATCACCACTTGTTCCAGCAGCAGATGGTTCTAAATCTGTAAATGTTGGTTCATCTTTTGATTTACCTCCAGCTGCCGTCGTAGAGCCTGGTGCACCATAAGAACCATTACTTAAGCAGATATAAACATTATAATCACTGTTAACAACATAGTAATTTGCATCATATAATCTAGGAGTTTTTGATACGGGAGCAGGATTACTAATACTGTAATCTTGTCTGTACATATCATACGAAGTATTTCTAGTCCATTGGACTTTTCGTATAACTCTTCTTATATTATTAGCATTTATTTTTTGACCAAATAGTGAAGTGCTTCTATATTGTGCTTCGTACGATAGATTATCCGTTGGTAATAAAGGTGCAGCACTATCCCAAGTACTAGTTCTACCAAATCCTGGATTTGGAGTAGCGGGATTGCTCAACCCTAAAAATACATAATAGGAATTATTAGTATCAAGTACAGAGTCTACAAAATTATTTGCATTAAATATTCTAAATTGATCTGTTACGACGGCAGACATATTAATTTTGTTTTTTAGATATTTATAAGAGTTTATTAAGATGTTGGATCGACAGCACCACTATCTCTAAAACCTTCTAACCTTCTTTGAATTGTTGGGAAGGTAGTTAGACCAGAATTGATGGTTAAACCACTAACTCCGATTGCTATTGGATTAGCACCATTTCTAGCAATGGTTCCACTTAATCTACCCATTGAGAAGTTTCCTGCTGGATTATTCTCCCATGATCCTGTAGTATTAAGTCCAGCATGTACAGTATCAGATTTAATGTTACATATTATAATTGTTTCTGTACCACTGTATCCTCCATGATTACCACTAATGTTGTAAACATTGTCTAGGAATTCCGTTCCTATACCAATTACTTCACTATCTGAATCATATACTGAAGTTACACCTGTTCCAATTTGTGTATTGAAAATATTAATTGGACGACCATCTGCTAAGTTGGAAAGCCCAGTAGCAGCACGAATGTTAAACATCAATGCTAAACCAGTTGATGATCCTGCTTTGGTAGTTGTACCAATTCCAGTAATAGATCCAGAAACAGCCTGAACAGAAGTAATATTACTTACTAATTCAGTTTTATATAGAGGTAGTGGTGCTATAACTTTAGGTGCATTGCTAGAAGTGTATCCAAATCCTGAATTAGTAATTGTAGTACCTGTAATAACACCATTTGTTATAGTCGCAGTAGCAGTAGCAGTAGTTCCTATACCAACCCCAATACCAGCTGTTGGTATTCCAACTGAAAGGTTAGTTGAAGCACCAACATATCCAATACCACCATCAACAATAGTAAATCCTGATAATTGACCAGAACCATTAATTGTAGCAGTTAGAGATGCAGCACGAGGTTCTGGGATAGAATTATCAACGATAAATCCACCAATAGGTTTAGTAGGAAGATCTCCCTCATAATTAAAGATTGATGCATCATCAACAAATATTTGACCAGATTCTGAAGAAGATAGATCTCTAATAATCTTCGCTGTTGGGAAGATTAAAGGTTCTGTTATACTTCTTGCTTTAGAAATAACTCTACCACCAATAATTTTATCAGTTTTTTGTCTAGTCCAACTAAACTGCTTTCTTTCACTGCTAATTCCTGGCCCAGTATAGAAACTAGTTTCTATTCTATCAGAATCAACAATTGCTTCAATTGTTCTATTTGTTTGATCTTCCTTATCAGTTTGTATCTTTAATAATTCAATAAGATCACCAGGTTTTACTGATTCTTTAATATCACTGATTAAAACAGTATCTTCACCATCAGTACCACGATAGAAGAATATAGTTACATCGTCAGTTGCTCTAGGTGGTTCCTTGAATATAAATGAAGTTCCTCCATCAAATTCATAAGCAACCCCTGGCTCTTGGATTGCACCATTGACTATAATTAACAATGCATTTGAAAGATTCATCTCAGGGAATGCTGGTGTATCTTCAGATTCAAATGCTAATAATCCACCATCATATTTTAATTCAAATCTTGTCTTAGATCCATCTTGCTGATTCTTAATACTATCAATATAGTCAAATTGTCCAAACTGCCATGCTGAAAACTCATCACTTCTAACATCAACTGCATCAAATATTGCAGGAGTTATTATTTCCTGTAAATTAGAATCTGTAACTAAACCAACGGGTGTAAACTTATCACCTCTTCTGAATCCATAACCATTTCTAGTAATTCTAAACTGAGTTACTTCACCATAAGATAAATCGCTAAATGTTGTTACTCCAACAAATACTTTAATTGTATCAGTATCCACAATTTCCTGAATAGCGATACTCTGTCCTGAAACTGGATCAGTTGAACGTGGATAGTCATGTTCACTACTAAAGTTATCTCTACCACATGTGAAGGTTAATGAATCATCAGCAATTGTAATAGTATTAGCAAGTGATAAACCATGATTAGTAGTAAATGATAATTCAAGAATACCTGTTGATGGAATATATCCTGCATCATTAACAGTTAGAGTTCCACCAATACTTCTGGTCACTGAATTAATACCAGCACTTACAAATCTATGCTCATCTCCACGTGGACGTTGACCCATACCAATATTAAGTAATAGACCTGTTCCAGTATCTGTAGTTGGGCCATCACCTAATCTGGATACACCAATAACTCCAAGATCATTATATGCAGGTTCTGGAATAACCAAACTAGGGTTGATATAATTTGTACCAGCAGCACCAACATTAAAGTCTAATCTTGCACCAGTTCCATATGGTGATTTACCTACATTAACTGTAAATTTATTTGCAGCAAATACTTGCTCAACACCAACAATAGCATTATGTACAGGGTCTTTCTTAGGTCTAGGATAAGGATGAAGATCAAGGTGATTATTCTTAGCACATGTGAATGTTAAACCACCAGTTACAAATCCAACAGTATTATTTGCTTTCTGAATACCACTAGCAGCTGCAGATACAAATGTATGTGCTGATGTATTTGTAGATGGTGCTCTCTTAAGTGATTGGATTTGGAAAGTACTTCCAGATGCGTTAGAAATTGGAATCCACTTATTATGAATAGGATCACCAACTCTAGGATAAGTATGCTCTGTCTGATTATTATCATAAGCACATGTAAAGGTTAAAGAATTCTCTTCAATCTTAATTAAGTCTCCATTTGACCATCCATGAGCACTTACAGTCTCAATTTGTACAACACCTGTAGTTGGGTTGTAAGTAGTACCTGCTTTTGCTGTATTGATTCCTGATTGTGTGAAACTATGACTTGTTGTAGTTGTTACAGTCAAGATTCCACTCTTAGGATCATATTCAGTACCAGTAGTTGCGGTAAATGGGCCACCTGCGTTTGCAGTAATTGAACCTACACCAGCAGTTATAAAGTTATGTTTATTATATTCTACGATTGATGCATTTACTACACCACCAGTACCAACACTAGATCCGACAAATGCTTCAAATGATGTTGCATCATTATTGAATGCATCTGTACATATACCAACCACTGGATCTGAAGAACGTGGATATGGATGTAATGTTGCAAAGTTATCCTTAGCACAAGTGAATACAAGAGATTCTGTCTTAATTCCTATTCTATTGTTATTAGCAGCAACAGCAGTCATACCTGCATCACCAACTACAACCTTTAATATACCACTTCCACCTTCATAAGAAGAATCAAGAACATCAAGAGTTGAATTTGTTGTTACTCCAACAAAGACACTGAATGAAGTAGCTCCAGTTGTAGCAATACCAACAACTTTACTATATGTCCTATTAAGAGGATCTTTTCCTAATCTTGGATAAGTGTGAATAGATTGATTATTATCTCTACCACATGTAAATGCTAGTGAATCAGTCTTAATTCCAACTTCATCAACTGATTTAGTAATTGGTTGAGATGCTGATACAAATGTATGAATACCTGCATTTATATCTCCTGCAAGTCCAACATAAACAGCAAATGTGTTAACACCTACTTGCTCAATTGGTAACCACTGACTTCCAGTTTCATCCTTATCTGCAGAATCAAATCTTGGATAGTAATGATCTGTTGCATGATTATCAAGAGCACATGTAAATCTTAGAGAATTTTCAGCAATCTTAACATATTCTCCAGTCTGCCAACCATGGCCTGTAACTGTGATATCTAA